ACATTCGCGATGAGCTTACAAAACGAAAATTGCCGGTTGATTTTGCTGAGTTTTTTATCGCAGAAGATCCAAAAAAATCACTGGAAGGAATTCAGACATTTGAAAAAACCTTCCAAGCGGCAGTAGAAGAAGCAGTAAAATCAAAAATTAAAGGCACTTCCATTAAAATGGGAAATGGCGGTTCTGATGATATTGGAAAATCAATCGCAACAGAAAAAAATTCAGTGAGCAAACCGGAATTTAATCCATGGAAATAGAGGAGGAAAAACAATGAAAGTAGAAAAAGTAAATGCTTTTCAGGGAGAAGTAAATTTCTTGAAATCTGACAAGATTGTTAGTTTTACAGAAAAAATGTTGAAATCAAAAGGGGTAGATGTAAATGGGAGAAAGATTATTAAATCTGGAACAATTTATCCTGCAAATGATGCAACGGCAAAAGGAATTGTACTCTATGATGTCGATGTTACAGCAGGAGACACTGTCGGTGCACTAATGGTGGAAGGTTATGTTATTGCATCAAGACTGCATACGCAGCCGGATCAAGCGGCAAAAACAGCATTAAAAGAAATTAAATTTGTATAGGAGGTAAAAGATATGGGATACGAAGATATTTTTGGAATGGGTGTTATCTTAAACTACCTAAAGGAAAGAAAGTACCCTACATTTATGGGAGAAGTACTGTTTCCGGAGACAAAAATTCAAGATTTTGACTTAGAGTATATTAAAGGAGCAAACCGATTACCGGTTTCCGCATCGATTCATTCATTCGATACAGAATCTGAAATTGCATCCCGTGATGCACTGGAAAAGGTAAAACAAAGTCTTGCGTTAATCAAAAGAAAAATCAAAATGGATGAAAAATTGTTAATTAAGCTTCAGTCTCCACGCAACTCTGCTGAATTGGAAGCTGCAAAAAAACTTTACTTTAATAACGTGGACGATATGGTGCTTGCAGTCAAAACAAGAGTGGAAGCAATGATTATGGAACTCATTTCAAGTGGAGCTATCACAGTAGATGAAAACGGAATGATAGGCTTAAAACTGGACTATGGTTTAAATTCAACTCAAATTAAAACACTTGGAGGAACATCAGTATGGACAGATCCACTATCTGATCCGTTGAAGGATTTGGATGAATGGGTTGATGGAATGATAAATGCGGGTGTTGCAATGCCGACACGTGCTTTGACATCAAATGCAGTTATGTCAGCGTTACTCCGTCACGAAAAGGTGAAGAAGGCGGTGTTTGGTACTAATTATGACAAAAGGTTGTCAAAAAATGAATTGAATGAATTTTTAACAGAGCAAGGGTTGCCGAAATTCGCAACACATGACCAACGCTACAGAAAGCAAAAAGCTGACGGCACCTACGAGACAAAACGCTTCTATCCGGATGATAAAATCACATTGATGCCGGAATATGAACTTGGCGAGACGGTATATGGATTAACAGCAGAAGAAGTGGAATTACAAGGCAAGAGTGAATCGGAAATTGAAAGTATGGGAAACATCATCGTGCAAACCTATCGCACAACTGATCCGGTAGCAAGATGGACAAAAGCAGTTGCAACGGCACTGCCTA